AGTTACCTGTATCTAAAGGTGCAGGACTTACAGCAAAAGGAAGAGCTAAATACAATCGTGCTACTGGCTCTAAGTTAAAACCTCCAGCACCTAACCCTAAAACAAAAAGAGATGCAGCTCGTAAGAAATCTTTTTGTGCTAGAATGTCTGGTATGCCTGGACCTATGAAAGATAGCAAAGGCAGACCTACAAGAAAAGCAGCATCATTAAGACGATGGGGGTGTGGAAGATGAAGCCAGGTTTATACGCAAACATTCATGCTAAGAGAGCTCGCATTGCAGCAGGCTCCGGTGAGAAGATGAGAGCACCAGGAACTAAAGGTGCCCCAACATCTAAAGCATTTAAAGAATCAGCTAAGACAGCTAGAAAATCTAAACGTTAAGGAGCAGGGACTAACTGTCCTTCGAAGGTATATGTCCCAACATGAGCAAGACGAGCCCATGGTGCTCCCCATACCTGGATGCCGTTTAAACGTGCAATACGACAGAAATGATAATCCTCAGAAAGTAGCCTATTTGTTTCTGGTTCAATCGAAGTCGCAAAGTATTCCACAATCGGAGCTTGAGCCTTTATCGATCCTCCTAGATCAGTCACATCATTATTATATGTAGGGCATACATCCTTTAACTTCTCAAAGACTTCACGCTTAATTAACATAAAGCCTGTGCCACCATTCCATATCTCAACTGGTTCATTCAATGGCACTACGGTTTCACCTTTGTATCCCACAAGATTGACTACAAAAGAACCTGTGTAATACTTTAACTCTTCTGTCTTAACATTATTCTGGATAGCTTTTTGTAAGCTTGGAAAGTTAATTTCTTTCTTAGGATATAGTCCACAGATAATACCTTTGTCTGCTTCAATCATCTTTACAATGTCATTAGGATTGAATCGTATGTCACTATCAATAAACATAAGATGAGTAGCATCACTATTTAAGAAGCCATGTGATAGTGCGTTCCTAGCCCTAGTGATGAGGGATTCATTAAACATAAAACTAAAGATAGATTCAATATTGTTTTGATCTAATACTCTTTGTAGCATTAAGATTGATTGTGTGTAGTAGCCATAACATTGACCACCATACATAGGTGTTGCGATAAATACTTTTGCCATATAAATCCCCTTAAATAAAATAAGTGAGGATACCTGAAACGTCTCCTCGTAACGTTCTAACTAACCACAGGGCGTGGTTTCCCATTCAGGCTTGGGGGGTTTTATAACGATCAACTCTAACAATTGCCCCACCACCTGATACGATTTCTTTGCGTTCAATCACTAGACGATAGACTTGCTTGTCATCATTATACAGTCCTGCATCTTGCAGTGCATCTAAAATAGATTTACAGCAATTATCTATATCCATTAACCTTTTGTTTCTAGGATATAAATCGATGTGAACTTCTAGTAATTCATCTCCAAATGACTTAGCTTTAGCTTGCATGATCTCTAACCACACAGCTTGTTTAAACGCTTTGCCACGAGCCGAGATGAATCGTCTATGTCCTGATGCTATCCAATAGTTATTAACTGATGGAGGATAGGGCAAATTTAATGTGACCACTAAAAGGGCACATCCTCATCATCAAACTCTCTGTTGTTTACTTCCTTAGGATACTGAGCTTGCTTTTGTTGTTGCTGATCGAAGCGGTATGTATCTTCAGATAAAGTAATGAGAGTGCCATTAGCATTAGTGCGTTGCCATGCACCTAACTGAATTGTGTCGCCAGCTTTGTAGTCACGCTTAATCACAAGCTTACCTGTGAAGTGTGGTGCCTTCTCTGACTTCATATTCTTATTGGTTAATAAACTTCCTGTGCCGGGTTTGTGTATAAACTCTGCCATGACTATTCGCCTTTCCTAATTAATGTTGTTATTTTTGTAATGTCTATTTGTTCTAATGCTGATAACTTGTGGATTAAATCGATGTTGGCATCTCTTAAATCATCAAGCTTGTGACCTTTATCCTCTAGTGAATACTTAGTGCTAGTCCATATCTTTCTATACAAATCTGTATAGGCTGTGATCCATTCCTTGTTGGTAGCATACTGAGCATAAGGCTCATCACTTCCAGGAATAAAGATAGGAATAGATAGTTCATTGAAAGGTTTGTCATCCACCATGTCATCAAAGTCTCCAGCTTTTCTAGTGATGGCTTGGATGGTAGGAGTGACATCAACTTCTTGTGGCTTGCTATCGAAGTCTTGTATCTCCTCAGGTGTATAGGTGCCAACTACACACCCTGGAAATACAGTTCGAATACCCTCACTGATAACCCTAGCTCTTAACATAGCTCTAGGATACTTAGCCCAATTATCTTTGCCAGCTAAACCAATACGCTTGGCTTGTTCGAGTGTCCATGTCAATTCAATCGAACCGCCATTAGGATGGGAAAAGATACCAGTGACTTTCTCATCTGTGTATGATTTCCAATCCACTTTACCCCCAGCGTTTTGAAATCTAGCTAGCATGGCATCAGCTTTTAATGCTGGTCTGCCTTGGATAATGTGGTAGTCCCGTGCAGCCATGGCAGGATGCAGCCCCTCAGCTTGCGCGATTGCCATGAGTGCTAGGACTTGTTCAGGTGTTTGCATACCGAACAGCTTTGATTTGGCTATGGCATCTGCCATGCCTTTCATTTCTTCAAACGGAATGATGTTGCTCATCTTATTTTTACTCCCCTGTGGTTAGAAATCTTTTTAATGTTGCTCCATGTTGTTGTATTGATATAGGGTTGCATATTCCTAGCCCTAATCTCTTCCTTTTGTAGTATCCAATCCAATTGCATACGGACTGAGTGTGGATATAATTTTCTAGCTTTTTCTACAAATTCTTTCATATTAAGTCGCTGCCTTTCTTAAAGAATATTCAGCAATTCGTTTGGCTCCCCCCCTCCCAGAAATTTTCACGATTTTGCAATCGATCTCATTTCCTTGTTGAGCTAAATCATAAATACGAGCTGCTAACCTAAAACATCCATAAAGCTTCAATGCTTCAATGGCTGTAATTGTTTTATGTTGCTTTAAGTGTGACAAAATTTCTCTTGCTTGTGAATCCATTTTTTATCCCCTAAAAGTTAGATTATTTGACAAGGAACCGCCTTGACCCCGGCATTTCTACTATAAATTGCTCATACACTTCTGGCATAGACTGTTTAAACAGATCAGAGCTAAATCGCTTTGATGGCTTAGCAGCACGCCATGTCACAAGTGTTTCACCACTTACGCTTACAATATCAGCGTAATCTTGCATAGAGGCTCGTATAGCAGTCTCTATTTGTTCTGCTTTCTCCTCATATTGCTTAACAAGCCCTTTAATCTCTTTTAATTGAGCTATGGCTGTTTCCATGGCTTGTGTAGCTATCACAGATTGCCCATTGTCCTTTGGATAGATCAATTTGGTTGCTTCCAAGCTTTCTGGTGCTGGAAGTGTGTCAGCTTTGACATGACCCCAATAAATAGCCATATCTTTGATTAGGTTTTCTTTTTCATCATTTGTGAATGTGAAATCAAACGTCTGAAATTCTTGACCACCAAATAAGACAGCCAGAATGACACGATCCACTCGATGAACGGTTGCTTCGTGTAGAATTTGAGCATAATCAGCAGGAGGAATCCTATTAGTTTCCACATCAAACTTATTTCGTGTATTAATGTTGTAATTCTTTGCTTCAACAAGCACTCGACCATCAGCAGAGATAAAATCGAAGTGGGAACGTAGCCAAGTGTGGTCAGGATGTGTGAGAGGGTAATCTGCATCTTTTAACTCCATTTTTAGTTTATCTTGTGCTAATCTACCAATAATGGGTTGCATAACATGACCCATCTGAACAGCCTCTATTTGAGACAAATCAGGGGGATCAATTTTGCCTTGTTTTTGCATGATGACCTCAACAGCTTTGCCATTCATGACTTGACGGGTGTCAGACGCCCACCACGCACTATTTCTTATCTCTGGTAGAAAATCATCACGATCATTCGCCATGTCCATAATCCCCTTTTAATGTTTTAAATTTAGCTTCTAATAATTGGTCAGCAATATAGTAAGATGTGTTTGGACTTAATTGATGATCCCATGTGTCTGCTGCCAAAATTCCTTGCATAGCGGCTGCTGCAAAGTAATCTCTTAAATCCATGCCAAAATTGTCAATATCCTTAACCGACCTGTAAGGAAATGCTTTAATTTCCCATTTTGCCATGTTTCATCTCCCATAGAATATCGCCAAGTGTTTCAAGTAGTTTTTCTAGTTTTTTGACACGATCATCAAGATGATTGATTTTGACATTGAGCTTCATATCATCAACACGCAAGGCATTGGATACGGTTTCAATTTGAGACCTAATCTCATTTAATACAATTTCCATAGTTATCCCCAGTTAGATTGTTTAAACGGTTTAAAAGCAGTTAGTCACATTACCGCAAGTTGTGCAGTTGATAATGCGACCATCTACGATATAGGTTTGTGTGTAGCACGCATAAGCTTTTAAGGCTACAAGTGCTAATACGATTCCAGTTGCTAAGATGACTTTTTTCATGATTGCCCCTTTATAGTTAAAATGGATTGTTTTCCAATGTGCTGTCCCATTGGTATTCTTTTGCTTTACTTTCTATGGGTTCAAAGTGATGCCCAGCAGACCCACAATTTCCAGAATGACGTTGATGTGAACAGGCTAGATAAGTTTTATCTCCAGTCACTAAATCAAGTATGGGTGATCTCTTACATACCGATCCTAATTCATTGGATTGCTCAAAATGTATGCAGTCAACACATATTCTTATTTTTCGACTAATCATAATGTCCCCTAGTTAGAAAGTTAGTGTGTTATCAAGTTAAATGATTATATTTACCTTGTCAAGCATTTTTTTACATCTTTTTACAAATTATCTAATTGTGGATAACCTGTGGATAA